CTTGTTTTGATACATCGAAAGTACCATTGGAGGGTTCTTGCAGCTGCATCGCGATCACCGTTAGAATCAGGACTTGGAGTTGGAATGAATCCTGTTCGAGATTTTCCAAAACTTTATGGAAAGTTTGGAGATAAAATCACGTGTCTGGATTTTAGCACGTTTGATCGAACATTATCTGTCAGTTTACTCGCGGAGGTTGAGGATGTCATTGAGAAATTAAATGCTGGCTTGCCAGTTAAGAGTTGTGTTGCATTGCAACGTATATTGTTGGATTGTGCCGGAATATTATTTGAACTAGTTGGTTTGCCTTCAGGTAGACATGCAACATCCATTTATGGAGGGCTTGCGAATATGATTGCATTTTTAAAAGCACTGATGGATGTGTTTTCTTTACAACCACGAGAGGCAATGGAGATGTATGTCTCACTTGGACGAGTTGTCTATGGTGATGATGATATCCATGCTGGGAACTACACAAGCGATGAATTACGACGTATTGTTGACTCACTCAAAGATCAAGGCCTCAAACCAACTCCCATTCTTAAAACAAATGGTGAGATTGCGTTCGAAAATTTTTCAACATCGATGTTTTTATCACGATCACCCGTCAATTCACACTATGGAATCCTACCAGCACTCAAACTTCAATCATTGGAAGCAATGCTTGATTCAACACCCACAGACACGACAAAGCGACAACACTTCTCAAACGTTTCACAATCACTAATACCGGAGGCAGCACTTCATGGGAAGATATATTACATCAAGATGGTAACAAGAATTTGTCACATTGCGGATTACAACAAGTGGCAACGACCAAAGATTGCAGCAACACCATGGTCAAAGATGATGGAAGCTATTATCAATGGTGATATACAAGTTGGTTATGATGATCTTACAACAGTTACAGGTTTAATGGAGTGTGGACTTGCACAGCCAAACCCAGAAGCTATCACAGGACCAACACCATCCCGTTTCTTAGAGGATCATATTGATGAGCATGCATCCGCTGTTACTGATATACTTCAACCAATTGGAGGTGTTATCAAGGGTGTTGGGAAGATTGGAG